AGACATTAACCCTATATATTCCAAGGATTTGGCGGAACTGGCGCGAACTGGCCACGATATGCCGCGATTGGTTACGACCACCGCTAGTGGTCAAAAATCGGCTGTAATCGAAATTGGGGATTTTGCGAAAGAGGTACTAGGCGTAGACCTAATGCCGTGGCAGTTAAACATTTTGCATGGTTTAACGTCTATGGATAGCAACGGCGACTACTTGCACCGTGTCGGCCTTGTGTCTGTAGCTCGACAAAACGGTAAAACGGTTGCTATTGCGTCGCTTGTCGGTTGGTGGCTTACTACGCAGGGGAAAGCGCGCGGCCAGGCGCAAACGGTTATTACTGTCGCACACAAACTTGATTTGGCTACCGCGTTGTTTACTTATCTAGCGCCAATACTAGAAACTAAATTTGGTGCCCACGTGTCGTGGTCATATGGGCGCATGGTTTTAACAATGCCTGATAACAGCGTATGGTTTCCACGTGCGGCCACGCCTGCAGCTGGTCACGGTTACAGCGTTGACCTAGTGGTAGCCGATGAAGTTTGGGATATTTCGGAAGCGGCCATAGACGAAGGTTTATTACCGTCGCAACGTGCGCGCAAAAACCCGTTGTTTGTAATGATGTCTACAGCCGGTACGCAAGATAGTAAAGCAATGTTGCGTTGGCGCGAACAAGGGTTAAGGGCTATAGATAGCGGCGAACAAACTAAATTATATTTTGCCGAATTTAGCCCTAGCCCGTCTATGGATTTAATGACGCCCGAAGCCTGGGCGTACGCAAACCCAGCGCTAGGCCATACGTTAGAAATGGAAGTAATCGAGGCAGAAAGCGAAGCGCCAAACCGCAACGCCTTTTTACGTGCGTCGGTTAACACGTGGACAGCAACACAAAACGGCTGGCTAGAACCTGGCGTATTTGAAGCGTTGCAATCCGACGAACCTATACCGCCTGGCGGCGTGTTAGCTATCGAAGTAGACATAGACGGCGCGCTATATGTCGGCGTTAGGGCCGTACAAGTAGGGCTAAAAACAGCGGTTAAGGTTGCGTTTGTTGCCGGCACACTTGCCGAAACGTGGCGCCTAGTTGAAACCGAAATAGCGTTAGCGCCAACGTTGCGCGTAGCAATAACGCCAGGCCTAGAAATACATTTACCGCCAAATATGGAACGCCGTAAAACCATTGTTGGCTACCGCGAATTACTAAAATGGACTAGCCCAGTAAAAAATATGATTATAGAAAACCGTATATACCACCACGGCGAAAACCAGTTAATTGAACACGTCGAGCGCGCCGTACTTATAAAACACCAAGGCAGCGTTGCCCTGTCGTCTACGCGTAGCCCTGGGCCTATTACGTTGGCTAGGTGCATGGTTTGGGCTGCAGCGTTGGCGTCTAAACCGCAGCTTGTCGGCAAACCGTTAGTAGTTGCGCTAAACCGCTAATGTTGTAGTGGCACTATCCGCGACGGCTTACCTTTTCGTCGGGAAAAGAATAGACCGCTTCACCGTGGGTAGTGCCACCAAACTTTTAACAGATATGGCAGACTAAACGCATGGCGTTATTTAACAAGGTCAACAAGGCCGCTATAGGTACTACCGTTAAAGCGGCGGCTAGTGGTTCAAATGTTGGCGCGTCACAACTCGATAACTTTTATGCGTTTACCCAGGGCGCAACCCGCCAACGTGCTATGGCCGTGCCGGCTATTACTAGGGCGCGCGATTTGTTGGCGTCAGTTATTGGCTGTACGCCGTTGTCAATGTATAACGAAATGTGGAACCCTGTAACGCGCGAACTTGAACAAATTCAAATTGCCCCGCGCGCTTGGACACGTCAATTAGACCCGTCGTTACCAAATAGCACAACGCTTGCATGGTTATTTGACGATTTGTTTTTTACCCAGCGAGCTTTTTTGTACGTCACCGAGCGCGATAGTACGGGCTACCCTAAGTCGTTTCAACGTATGCCTAGCGCTATGGTTTTAACACAAGACCAGGCAGGCCCTGTATTTTTTGCGCCGTCTAAACAAATAATGTTTAGTGGTTTACCTATTGACCACCGCGACGTAGTGCAATTTATTAGCCCAATACAAGGTTTACTTTTTACTAGCCCTAACGCTGTTTTGACATCACTAAAGCTCGAGCAGGCAAGGCTACGCAACAGTTCTAGTTTGCTTCCTACGGGCGTATTGCGGCAGGTGGCGGGCGAGCCTTTAAGCGCCGAGGAATTGCAACAGCTGGGCCAGTCGTTTGAAACTGCCAGGCTTACAAATTCCGTGGCTGTTCTTAACGAATTTGTTACGTACACAGAAACAAACAGCGACGCAAGTAAACAAATGTTAGTTGCAGCTAGTGAATACCAAGCGCTAGAAATTGCGCGCCTAGCAAACTGCCCGCCGTATCTTTTGGGCGTCGCCACGGGAAGTTACAGTTACCAAAACAGCACTCAAGCGCGCCAAGATTTGTATATGTTCGGCGCCAAATTGTTTATGGATTGCATAGCAGAAACGCTAAGTATGGGTAACGTTTTGCCCCGTGGTACGTATTGTAAATTCGAAATATCGGATTATTTAAGCGAGACCTATCTATCCGAATATGACACACCCGCAGAAGTTGAAGAAGTAGGAGTAATGCCAAATGCTTAAATTAGTTCAACAAGATTTAAAGATTGACGCAGCCGAACCTAACGGTATGCCACGCCGAACCCTTGCCGGTCTAGCGTTGCCGTACAACGTCGAGGCAACAGTAAACGACGGCACAAAAGTAATGTTTATGCCAGGCAGTTTAAACGCAAGCGAAAAAATGCCAAAAATGTATTTAAACCATGACAGCACCAAGGCCGTAGGAATTGTTACAAGTTTGGTAGATACGCCTGGCGGCATGATGTACGAGGCTCGCATTAGCGAAACGGCTTTAGGCAACGAGGCGCTGGTATTGGCAGCCGACGGCGTACTAGACGCGGTAAGCGTTGGCGTTAACCCAACCCGTTTTAGTTACGACGAAAAAGGCACAATGATTATAGAAAGTGCCGATTTCCAAGAATTATCGTTAGTGCCTTACGGGGCTTTTGCGGGCGCGTCAGTAGACCGCGTAGCAGCGTCGCAGGGTATCCCACAAGACGAACAAGAAGTAGATAATATAGAAACCGAAACACCTAACGAGGAGTTAGACACCATGACACAGCCAACAGAAACCCCAGCCGTTATCGAGGCCGCAAGCGTAGCCCCTGTTATTTACGCACAGCCCCGCGCTTTTAAATTGCCAAGCGCAGCCGAGTTTATTTCGGCCATGACGCAAGGCGGAAACGTACTTGCAGACATGAACGCAAAAATTCAAGCTGCAGCGCCAAACATCACTACCACCGATACGCCAGGTATTTTGCCCGAAATTATTACTGGCAGCGTGTACGACGGACTTAACCCTATTAGGCCTTTTGTTACAGCAATTGGAACGCGCGCTATGCCAGGTGCAGGCGCAACATTTCGCCGCCCAAAAATTACTGTACGGCCAACAGTTACAGAACAACCAACAGGCCAACTAAACGCGCTTGACCCGTCGACTGTCACCGTGTCCAACACGGATATTTCTAAACTTACTTTTGGAACATTTGTGACCATGTCCGAACAAGATATGGACTGGACAGACCCAAATTCGGTAAATATCGTTTTGAACCAGTTAGCAATCGCCTACGGCCAAGCCACCGACAACTACGCCGTAGATACTTGCTACGCCGCCATTGTGCAATCGGAAACCGTCACCGATAAAACAAAGCCTGGCGACTGGCTCGCAGCAATTTACGGCGCGGCTTACCAAATTTCAAGCACAAGCAACTACCTGCCAACCCATTTCGTAGTTGACCCTACGACTTGGTACCGCTTGGGTAAATTGACTTCAACAGACGGAACCCCAGCGTTTCCATTTGTTGGCGCGCCAAACATGATGGCTATGAACGCCCTGGGCACACAGTCCGCGACGTCATGGAACGGCACCCCACTTGGGTTGACTTTAGTAGTTGACAAGAACATGGCCGCCGATACAGCCTTTATAGGTCATGCTGCAGGTAACGCTGCTGGTTTTGAATTTTATGAGCAGCAGAAGGGCGCCATTTCAGTTGACGTACCTAGCACCCTGGGCCGCACTATTGCATACCGTGGTTACGCTGCCGCTTTCATGGCAGACGCAACCAAGTTCTGCAAACTGGTTTAACCGAAAGGCGGCCTAACCGCCATGACGCAGATTTACCAAGTAGCGCATAAAACGCTATTAGACAATTACGCAGTTTTAGAAACGCTTACACCTAACGAAGTTTACGTAGGCGCGTCTATTGTTATTGCAGGCGTTGACGCAACTTTTAACGGTACCTACACCGTTTACGCTGTACCCGAATATTTGTTTATTGGCGTAGACGACGAGGGCGATTTACTTTTTAATTATGAGGTGCCCGTACCGTTTCAAATTTTGTACGCAAAAACAGCGGCAGACGTTACGCGCACGACGGCAACGGGAACCGTAACGCTGGGTACTATTGCTTGTACTTGGGTTACAGCCGGACAGATTGAGGACTGGCTAGGTATTGGCACCGCGTCGGCACTCGATACAACTTTTCTTACACAATGCGCGGCAGCTTCAAACGCTTTTTGTTTTCAACGACGTTTAGAAAGCGGCTACATAGACCAAAAAGCAACAAGCCCAAGCGACAGCGTCACCCTGGGCACTATTGCCTATGGTGGTTTTCTGTATCGACAGCGTGGCGCGGTAACAGATTTTGCCAGTTTTGACGGCCTGCCTGCAGGTAACAGCGTCGGCTTGTCGCCAATGATTAAACAACTTTTAGGTATTCCACGCCCGCAGGTTGCCTAATGCCTGTTGCTTTTACAGACCTGTTTAATGAGGCGCTAGACGACTTAGCAGCCTCTTTAACGACCATTACAGGGCTACAGGTAGTTACAGACCCCCGAAACCTTGTACCGCCTTGTGCGTTTATAGACGCCCCTACGTTTACCGTGTATTCAAACAACGTCGTAGAAATGACTTTTCCAATACGCATAATTACGCTGGGGCCTGGCAACCTTGACGCGCAACGGTCACTACTTAACTTGGCTAGCAAGGTCATTACTAAAAAAATTGGCGTAACCGACGGGCGCCCAACTATTGCGCTAATTGGCGGCAGCGAATTACCCGCCTACGATTTGACCATAACCCTACAAACCCAGGCAACCGCCTAAGATAGGTGCAACATGAAATACGAAATAGTCAGCCCCCGTATCGGTACACCCGGCGACACTTACGAACCAGTAGACGGCGTTAATGTCGACGCGCTGGTAGCAGGCGGTTTTATTATTCAATCCCCCACGACAGCGCCAAAAGGTGCTAAAACTAAGACAGACACAAACAAGGAGTAAACCCAATGGCTACCAGTACTTATTTATCATCACCAAACGTAACCGTTAATAGCGTTTCGCTGCAGGACCAATGCCACGGCCTTACTTTTACGCGCACTATTGAAGCCCTAGAAAGTACCGCGTTTGGTTCAGGTTCCCGCGTTTATACCGCAGGCCTAGAAAACTCTACGTTGTCGCTTGACTTGTACCTATCGTTTGCAGCTTCCGAAACTTACGCAACGCTTAA